AGGCGAAATCGCCGGTCCGGATGCCGGTCAGGATGGCAAAGCCGGAGTTGAGCCTCGCCTCGGCGATCCTGGAGATGATCTTGTTCCCCTGACGCTTGGTCTGGCTCTTCGTGAAGTTGATCCGCTCCACCGTGGTCGGCGTGCGGTAGTAGAAAACGACTTTGCCGCCGCCCATGGCATCGTTCAGTGTCAGTACGTTTCTGTCGCTGCTCTTCAGTTCGCGCATTGCATCTCCTTGTCATCCGTCGTTTGTTGTGGTCTTTGCCCCCTCAGAGAAGGGGCAACTCTTGATCTCTTAGCTGAACTTGAACTCGATCTCGTCGTTGCCGTTCACCGGCACGAATTCCAGCGGCATCCCCAGGGTCAGGATGTTCTCGCGGTCGGCGTACTTCATCTGGTCCAGCTGAACCCCGGGGGCGCTGACCACGCAGCGGTTGCCGGCTTCGGCGCCGAAGGTGGCCCCGTAGGCGAACTGGGCCGAACTCTCCCACATGCCCCAGAAATCCTTGGTCGCCTTGGACACCATCTCCGGGTCGATCTCTCCCGACACCTTGCGCTCCTTGATGAAGTAGGAGAGGATCCCGGTTGCCGCGTTGGCATCGGATCGCCTGCCGATGTCGTTTTTCACCGAGATCTTGATGGTCTCGATCACCGCCGCATAGCTGTCCAGGGTGAAGGCGGCGTTGCGGAACAGCGGCGGCTTCGTGGTGTTAAAGACGGGAGACGCCGGGATGTTCTGATCCACAGGCCCGGCGTAGAGCCCCTGGAACTCCCACTTGACCTTGCCGTACTCGTTGACCTTCGCTTCCAGCTCCGGACCGGTGCCCCGGCAACCGACCGCCTTGTGCAGCAGGTTGTGGCGGTAGAAGTAAATGGTGAGCGATTCGCCCGCTTCGCTGGAATGCGGGTTGTACTTGACGCATTCCGACCCGGCAGTCGAGACGAGGGTCTCGGTGAAGTTGCAGCCGCGGAACAGGACGCCGATCTCGGGCGGTGCGACGGCAGGGGCAACGCCCTTCCCCTTCAGCTCAGTCAGGAAGCCGATCTTGATACCCTCGCCCACGACCAGGAACGACTTGGAGCCGTAGGCCGGCTTCACGTTACCCCGCTCGAGCTTCTTGCTGATCGGCTCGACCTCAGGGTTCTCGCACAGGAGCGCGTCGGTAGCCGCCACCGGGACAGCGTCCGTCCCATAAACCGTCTCGACCTTCGCCAGTATTACCGCCTTGCTCTTAAGCATCGCGCTTCACCTCCCTTGACTTGCTCTTTGTGCCGGCATCGGGTACCGGTGTTTTCTCAGCTGCCTGCCGGGCCGCCATGGCCTCGTCTCCCAGGTTGGGGGCGAGCTCTTCGCCCTCTTCGATAAATGATCCAGGTACACGTTCCATGTGCCCTCCTTAGGCGATGATCTGTTCCGTGATGGTGATATAGACATCTGCGTGGTGGCAGAGGACCCCGCCGAACATGCGCTGATCGATCTGGTCCGCCTGCACGCAGGAGTTGTTAGGGTTGAGACCATCCATGTAATACCAGTGGTCCGCATCTCCGCCGGCAGGCTCCGCGGTGCGGAACTTGGCGGCGATCTTCTCGATCAGGACCTGGAACAGCTTGTCCGTCTCGATCGCATCCTGGAGCCCCATGTACCCCTTGGCCACGAAACGGTGATGCCGGAAAAAGGTACTGCCGCGCTTGGTCTCCCGGGCGGAAGCCCTGGTCAGCTCCCAGCCGAGAACGCTCTTCTTGTGGTCCGGGCCGGGTATGGTGAAAAGTTCGAGGAACTTCGACTCGGTCGAGGCTTGCCGCTCGTAATCGTGCACCACCCCGACGTTCTCTACCGACAGGAGCTTCGCCTTGATGTCCGCCATGATCGCCAGGTAGTTATCCACCGTTTAGCTCCCGTACCATCTGAAATCCGTAATGCCCCGAGATGCCCTTCAGCGCACCCCAGTTTTCCTTGAGCCCCTTGGAAAACATATGCTTCCCTTCAAAACCTTTTTGACCGATCTTCCTTCTCACCACGAACTCGATGCGTTGCGCCGCCACGGTATCGAGCCCGAACTTCACTTCCAGCCAGCGGACCAGGCTTCCCTTGGGCGGCATCCCCTTGCCAGCGGCCCTTCCCTTTTCGATCACGGCGCCGTACTTGTGGGCCGTAGCGATCACTCCCTTGAAAACCGGCGTTCCCTTGCCCTGGAAGTCCGCCTGGATCGAGCCGAGCAGACCGCCCTGGGCGCCGTAGACCCCCTGAGGGGTAGCGGCCTTGATCTTCGGCAGGAGGAACATCACTATCTCGGTGATAGCGAGCTCCTGGTTGCGGCGGATGATCTCCGGCGCCTTTCCCTCCAGGAGCGGCCCCTTGACCGTTAACCGCGCTACTAGATTCATCCCCGTCTCCCGTGGGTGAGCCGGGTGCGGCCGCTATCCTGAGGCGCAGCGCTAGCCATGGCCGCGCCGACCGTGTCCGAATCCTTGATGCCCAGATGCCCCTTGTAGCGGCTCTCCAGGAAGTCGGCCAGGCGACGGAATTGATCGGTTTTCGATCCGTAGTCTACGCTGTCTGCCTGGATGGTCGGAGTACTGTTCTGTCCGCTGGCCGCGGATAGCATGCTGCAGCAGACCGATGCGGCAAGGTCGGAGACCGCTTCCAGATCCACCGCGGAAACACTGTCCTCTGTGTGGCAAACCGTGTAGGTCAGGCGCAGCACCTCTGACGCCGGCAGCTTCATGTTGAGAAGCCGCAGCTTCTTTCCAGAGGGAGTGCCGTAGATTTTCCAATCCCTGCGGTCCAAAATCTGCTCAGGCACCAGATCCACCGGGTACTCGACCGAGGTGACCGAGGAGAATCCGTCCAGCCAGTCGCTCGGCAGCTCGCAGTCGTTGGCGCCGGTTCCCGGGATATCGACCACCACGGGAAAGGGGCGCACCTTGCTGTAGCGGTTCAGCGCGGAAGTGATCGCGGTCAGGTAATCATCCGGATCCGTCAGCTTGCCGCTGTCGTCTTTAACTTTCGATTTGACCAGCTCGACCAGGTTCATAGCTCCCCTTCTCAAAAGGGGGCGGGTCCCGCCCCCTTTTCTCGATCACTTCCGCCCTGCGGCGATTGCTATTCTGTCAAAGCCTCTTAAGGACCAGCGTCAGCGTTATGTCCCGCCATTTCGGCAGGGTCCCTCCCGCAGCCAGGATTACCGACACCGTCCCTTCATCGGTAAGTTTCGGCGTGGTTGTCAGCACGGCGTCCGCGATCGCGCCGGCGGTCACCGCGACCGGAGTCGAGAAGACGGACGTGCTCCCCGTCTTGACGTCGACGGTGAGAGTGGGGTTGGTCCCCGTCACATCCCTGGCCGTAGCCGAGGCGGCAATGACCCGATAGGGAAACGGCGCCTTGAATTTCGCCGCCGTAATCGCCGTCGAACTGTAGGTACCCTGAATGGGAAGCACCATGATCTGGTAGCCGGTGGATGCCGGGGAGGGATTGAGGGTGGCGGCCGTGGCGGCGAAGGCGCCAAGGCAAAGGATGCAGGCGATCAGTACGGCGCTTAACAACTTCAACTGCTTCATGCTTCACTCCTTTTCATGATGTTGTTGTCGGGGCGCAGCCTGGGCTGCGCCCCTACGTTGCTGGATCGCGGAGGCTTAGGCTACCTGGGACTTGTAGGCGCCGCGGAAGTCGATCACATCCGAGTTGTAATCGTGCTGGATCTTGTACTGAATCCCGCCGTTAACGAACATCTGGCCGGCGGTCGGGTTGTTGGCGATGAACATTTGGGGTTCCTGCTGACCGTTCAGGTAAGCAAGCTCCACGATCTCGATCTCGTTGGGATCGGCGAACATCATCCAGTCGTTGGCGTCGGTCTGGAACGGGTTCTCGAAGAGCCCCGCTTCCTGGAAGAAGCCGTGCATGGCATTGCCGTTCTCCACCGCAACCGCCTGCGGATTGAAGTTGTTCACGTTCTTCACGATGCCAAACAACTCGGAAGGATACGCCACGGTGACCGGACGCAGCATGAGACGCTCGCCGCTTCCCGGTTCGACCTGCTTCGCCATGGCGACCTTGCCGGCGAGAGCCGCCGGGATGGAGTAGGCGGCAGAGCCCAGGTTGCCGTGATCGACGTGGAAAATGGCCTTGCCGTCCCCCTTGTAAATGGCATTGGTGAGGAACGGGGTCCAGACCGAGCGGGCCAGACCACGGCGGGCGCCGCGGCCGAGTCGGCTCACGATCTTGTCGACCAGGCGCAGATCGTCGTTGATGATGGTCTTGCGCTTGATGGTGATGACGCCGCCCTTTTCCATCAGGGCGTATTCCACCATCTCGTCGCCGACCTCGCCCAGATCCGGGTAATCGTCGGTGTCGGTGTCGATGGTCGGCAGATCACCGTAGTAGCCGATGATCATGGTTTCCAGCTTGCGGAAATCCTTGGCGTTGCGGATGTTGTTGCCGACGATCCGGGAGACGCCGTAGTCGCTCATCTCGCGGTAATCCTGGGCAACGCGGCGGTACAGGGTATTGCCGAGCGCATAGGCGAAGGTGGCGCCGTCATAGGCGGCCTGCAGCCGGCGGGCGTTCTCCGGGGTCATAACTCCCGTCACGTCCGTGTCGCCGGTCATTTCGACGTAGGCTGCGCGCAGCGAGGAAAACTTCCCGATCGACTTCAGTTCGTCGGCGACCTTGACGCCAAACATCTGGTCCATCGCGGCCTGCAGCTTCTCGCCGCTCTCGTAGCCGACCCGGACGTCGCCGGCGCCGCTGACCCTGCCGGACGCGGTGAGCTGGTCCACCATCACCTTGGTGCTCTTGATCGCCGCCTGGAGAGTGGCGGGCTCGAAAACCTTACCCGCGAACTGCTCACGGATGTTGGTCTGTGCGGCGGGCGGCAGCAGGCTCCCGGACAACTCGTTATCGAGCCTCATACTGCAGGCCAGCAACCTCATCTCGGTCAACTCGGCCGGCTCGGACTGCACCTGGAATGCGGCAGTCAGGTTCGATACTACAGAGGCCACCAGCGTAGCGTTCGCGGCGTCTCCGCCGGCTTCCGCTACCGTCGCTGCCGCCACCATCTGAAGCGCCTGGTCCTCGCTCATGGTACCGGCCTGCATCCCCGTGGTGATCTGCTGGTGCAGATCGGGACGCTTCGTTTTAATTGCGACCAACAGTTTTTCAAACATCTCTGAATCCTCCTTGCCTGCCGTGGTAGCGGCGGCCATGCGAATGAACTTCCCTTCGTTGGTAGGTGAGTAAACCACATCGATCTCGACAGACTTGATGGTTACCGGTTCCTTGACCTTCTTGCCGGCCAGCAGCCGGGTTGTGGTGATTGCGGTTACATCGTGGGAGAACCCGATCAAATCGGTTTTGCCGCGCTCGAAAGAATCGACCACCATGTCCCGCAGCCACTTGGCGCTCTTCAGGATCTGGAAATCGCCGATCAGGGCATCGCCGCCGTCGGTCACATTCTCGGTCCAGCCGACGATCTCGCGAACGGACTTGCCGCAAGGGCGGTCGGCGGCCTGCACATGCTGGGTATCCATCAAACAGAAAACCCGGGCGCCCTCGTAAAGCGGGATCGCCGCAACCAGCGGCTCCCTCGGCCAGTTTATGGCACGTCCCACTGCCTGACCGTACTTGCAGATCTGCACGCGCCAGGTGTAGCCGAAATCATCCGAGCCGGCATCCCCGACCGCAGCCATCAGCTGGCCGCCTGCCGCGGAAAGAGGTACGTAGGTCACTTCGCGCTCGACTGCTTTCGGCTCGCCGAGGCTGACCTTGTCACCCTCCATGCTGTAGCTGCACTGGAACAGGTCTTCGGAGCCGCCGACCTGGTACACCACGGAATCCGGGTAGGTTTCCACGATGTAGCAGTAGATCTCCTTCCCTTCCCGGTCACAAAGTGCGGCGGTGACCTTGTCGCGGATATCCCCGAAGCTCATCCGGCTCTCGGTTGCGGCCGGCACGGCGGCTGCCTGGAGGCGTTCCCTTTTAAATCGTTTCCCCATCGGTCACCCCCGCCTTAGTTCTTCTTCTGCACCGTGTGGCACTGGCCGTCCGCAGCGACGATTCGCACGGTGGTCTCGGTTTCCCGGAAGGAGAGCACATCCTCCGGCGTCAGCGGCCGGATGAAAGGGATGTTGCGCCGCCTTTGACCAGGCTCCGCTTTGCCCCCCTTCTTCGCCCCCTTGAAACCCAGCCCAGCAAGCCAGGCCGGATCGAACGCCCCCTCCTCGTTATCATCCCCGAGTAGTACCAGCCGCCCCTGGGGGAAGAACTCATCCCCGATCATCTGCCGTACCTGGTCCTCGGTCACGGCCCCCTGCAAAAGCTCGATCACCCGTTCCTCGGTCACCAGCCCGGCAAGCTTCAGGGCCAGCTCTTTGCCGATCCCCTCGGTTGCCGCGCCGATCAGCAGCACGACATTCTTCTCGGTCGCCAGCCCCAGGATCGCCTCCGTGATCAGTTCCCTTGCCCGGTCTTCGCTGATTCCAGCCCCTACATTTTTGTTTGCCACTCGTGGCCTCCTTTTTGAGCTACGCCGCCTTTTTCATGTTCACCTGGTACTGCTTCTGGTCCCAGCTTGCCGCGAAATCTTCCGCGCTCCCCCAGCGCTCCATATAAGGAACATGGGTGCAGCCGCAGCGGATCACCTCCTTGATGGGTGCCTGCGGATCCCGGGGGTACATCACCGGCTCGCCGGCGCTGGTCCGATAAAACGGGGTGCCTACCTTACGGTGCTGGCCATGCATCATCAGATGAGGCACCCTGGGCGTCTTCGGGTGGCCCGCATGCAGCCACAGCCGCTGCAGTCCCGGGAGATCGCTCTCAGCGGCCGCGATGCTCCTCTCGGTAGCGATGGAAAAGGCCCGCCCCATCTCAAGCCCGGTGATGACCTCGGCACGCTCGCCGATCGTCTTGAAGATGCTCGGCCCCGACAGGTTCCCCGCGATCTCCGCCGCAACCTGTGCCGGCGTCTTCTGCCCGAGTATCCCCATGGTCAACTCGCCCTTGATCCTGGTAAAGGCTTCCCTGGAAAGATTGCTGATCCTGCCGAAGGTGAATTCCTTCAAAGTCTCGACCACATTCCCGGAGAGGTGAGCCGTGCCGAAGTACAGGCCGGTCTCCCCGGCGATCTGCGCCGCGGCAGGCAGCAAATCAGATCCCATCCCCCAGGTGGCGGAAATGCCGTCCGAGAGTTCCCGCTGCGCCGCCGATTCGAAGCTGGCAAGGTGGCGCTCGATGCTGGCCAGGGACTGGCGCAGGTAGAAGGCGCTGTAGCTGTCGGCAGGCATGGAAACCAGCTCCGCGAGGATCTCCTTCTGCAACTCATCGAGGACTCCCTGGACGTATTGCACCCCGGACAGGATCTTCGCGTCCCGCGCCGACAGAAGCTCTTTTATTTTCGTGGTGACTTCCAGTGCCATATTTTCCCCGTGCTGCAGTTGCCACATGTGGTAGGACCGGCGAAATCGTGTTTATAACAGGGTGTCAACGGTTTCAGAGGCCCGTTGCCGCACCCTTGGGTGCCGGACTCACTTTTGGCCCATTCTTGCCGTTCGGGTAATCCTCCCCGCCGGTCTCCTCGTCAGGCACCGCATCGGTGTCGATTTCGAACCCGATCAGAGCGATCACGAAGGCGAAGATCTTGATCGCCTGCGACTTGTCGACCCAGCCGTTCATCTGCGCTGCAGCCAGCGAGGTGACAATGTCCCGCACTGCCGTGGAGAGCTTGGTCAGGTCCTTGTTGGTCGCCTCCGGCATCTGGATCGCGAACTTGAACGCCTCATCCTCCGGCACGGTCAGGTAGCGCGCATCGAGGGCGCTCTGGATCACGTAGGTGATGATCGACTTCAAGATCCACTTGACCCGGTTCTGCCGGCTGCGGATGAACGCCAGGATCGGCTCGTTGCTCTCCGAAGCCGTGGCGCGGTTCACGTTACCGCCGCCGCCGTACCACTGCTCGGGAATCGATTTGTTCCCCAGGATGTGGTTGCGGAAAACCGCAGCGCTCTCCTTGATCTCCATGGCCAGCAGGTTCGGAGCCTTAGCCTCCCACTTCATCTTCTCGTTATGGACCCGGATCGCTGCATCGCCCTGCTTCGGGTACTGCTCGGCGATTTCCTGGCAGAGCTTTTCATCGGCGCCGTCCACCGTCACGTCCCAGATGAAAGAGTTCTGCTTGCGGGCCTTTTCGGAGTAGTTGTAGATGAAGTCCTCGTACTCATCGAGCCAGTCCGCGAGGACGAAGAGATCCGAAGTCCCCCAGGGGTCGTTACTGACCCGGTTGATGGAGAAGAGGAAACACTCGCCGTCGACGAAGGTGTCGCGCAGCTCCCGCGCATCGTCGCTCATCACCGAGTCGGACTCCGCCTCGAGGATCGTCTTCAGAAGCCGGCAGGTGCCGTTGTGCAGGTTGGCGATCTTCACCCCGATCTGCAGCTCCGCGTTCTGCGGGTCGGTGTAGATCTGCTGAATCTGCGCCGGGTCGATCATGCCGAGCCGGATCCGGCCGGTCTGCTCGGCTCGATATACCGGCCAGCACTGCACCCCGAAGATTCCCAGCTCGCGGACCTTATCCTCCAGCTTCAGGTCCAGGTTGTTGATCGGGTCATCCCAGAAGGACTGGATCAGTTCCTTGACATCATCGTTTTCAGCCGTGAAGGTAAAGCCCTGGCCGGCCACGAAAGCGGTCAGCGTTTCTATCAGCCAGTTGCCCAAAGGGTTCAGCTTCCAGAGCCAGTAGCAGACCTCGCACTGGCGGGCCCACGCGGCGATCGGAAGCTCGCGGACGCTGTTACCCGACAGGCGGCGCCACTTCATGTCCGTTTCGGTCCCGGCAGATGCCGCCGGCAAACGCTCCTGGACCTTCTGTTCTATGACCGCACCGAAAATGTGCTCTACCACCCAAGTCTTGATGCCCATTTACGCTGCTCTCCTTCGTCCGAACATTCCGCCCATGCCTTTGGTCATCCGCCCCATGAGCCCCTCGCGGCGCTCTTCCTTGTCCTCATCCCTGGGCTTGGCGCAAGCCGCCACGATCAGCCCTCCCTCCAGGAGGTTCTTCAGCATGTCCAAGGCGTCCGGCCCGTCGTCATGCCCGCCTTTCCCTTTGGGGCGGTAGTAGATCAGCTGCCGGATCAGCTCGCCCATGCCGTGCCGGCGGAACTTGATCCAGCCGTTTTTTATCCAGGGCTGCAGGGTGATGATGCGCAGATCCTTGTCCGTGGTCGGCTTCACCGATTTGATGTTGATGGTGAGCCCCTTGGCGTGGGCCTGAGACTGGAAGCTCTTGGAGAAGAACTCCTGGAACTGGATCTCCTCCATCGCCAGCTCGTCGAAGCGATCGCGCTCGTGATAGGTGAGGATGTCGGTCATGATCCGGTCCGGGTGGCGCTTCTCGATGTCGGCTACGGTCAGGTAGATCACGCCGCCCTTCATCCTGCCGCCCAGGATCGCCGAGGGGTCCGCGTGCTTCGACTTGCCCCCCAGGGACGGGTCGCAGGACCCGGCGTGCTTGAGTCCCTCCAGGTCGACATCCTCATCGTCGTAGTACTGGATCCACTCCTCGAGGAAGATGGCATCCTCGGGATTGATCGGCTCGTTCTGCTTCTCGCTCTCGAAGTAGGCCGGGCCGTCCGACACCCGCATCTTCATCAGGTAGTAGTAGGGCTCCATCTCCTGCCAGAGCACTTCCGTCCCGGCCAGCATCTCGCGCTCGTTCGCGGCGAAGTAGTTGTCGGCCGCGAGCTCCGCCTCTTCCTTGCCGACCGTGATGTCGGCATAAAGCTGCTCCCAGCGCTCCCAGAGCTTCACGGCAGGCGACCACTTGATGACCGCCTTCCACTTCCGTCCCTTCCAGCCCGGCTTGACCAGGAGACGGGAGAGCAGCGAATCGTAGTGCAGGATGGTTCCGACCACGATGAACACGGTGTCCGGCTGTCCGATCTTCATCAGCGCCTTGAAGAACCAGTTCTCCAGCTTCCGGCGCTGCTCCGGACTCTCGACAGATTCATCGTTTTCCAAGTCGTCGACGATAACCAGGTCGGGGCGGCAGTGGCCGTGACGGCGGCCCCTTAGTTTTTGCGATGCACCAGCAGCCTCAATCTTGATGCCGTTTCTGGTGATGATCTTGCCCGTTCGCCAGACAGGCCCCTCTCCGACCAGATCCGGAAAGTCCTGGGCTAACCTTTCGTTCGTCTCCAGTTCGATCGTGATGAAGCTAAGAAAGCTCTCTGCCTGATCCCGAGTTTCCGAGACCAGTAGCGGATATTTCCTTTTCTTGAAAGCGGCAACCCAGAGCGGCAAGCCAAACGTACCGGCAGTACTTTTAGCGTTGCCTCGCGGCGCGGCGTTTGCTTCTTTGTCTCCCTGGCCAGTCTCGACCGCCTTATTGATCAACATCAGGAAGCGATCGGCAAAGTACTTATGCAGGCTGCTGGACGGCTTACTGAAGTAGTGCGGGAAGTAGGTGCGGTTAAAGAAGTCCAGGTCTCGCTCGGCGCGTGCCTTGCGTATCTTCTGAGCCGCCTTATCGTCCGGGAAGGGACGGGCCGACGCCTGGATCACCTGACGCAATGCCTCCACTTCCTTGTCGAACAGCCTCCTTTTCGCCGCGCTAAGCTGCATACTTCTCCCGGCCCCACTGGATCAGGTCGTCAAAATTGTTTTCCACCACACGGGTCATTTCCGGATCGACCTTGTTGCCGAACTCGATCAGGTCCCGCACGAAGGCAAGGAACATCTCCCCCTTCTGCTGCGCGATCCGCTCGGCGGCCTCCCGGGCATTGCGGGACCGCTTGTCCAGGATCGCCTCCACCTTGGAAAGAGAGTCGAGGTAGGAAAGCGCCTGAAGGGGAGCCGCCTTGATCTGCTCCATGATCGCATTGCGCACCTCCAGCAGATGCGCCTCGTACCCTTCCTTGGCAGCGCGCGCCTTGTCCCATTCGTCGAGTTCTTCGCCGTAGGTCCTGGTGCGCGCCTTCCACTCGGAAAGCGTCTGGCGCGACACCCCGAGCGTTTCCTCGATATCGGTCAGAGTCCGCCCCTGCTCAACGAAGAGCATCCGCGCCACCGGCTCCAGCCGGCTTCTGTCCCCCTTGACCGCACACATCAGCGCAGCTCCCGCTCAAGCCGGTTCATGTCGCTCTGCGTCTTCTGCAGCTCGACCCATGCCATGACCAGGTCGTCCATCTGACTGGCCACCTGCGGGATCTCCATTTCATTGAAGGGCGTCAAAGCCGTGTTGAGCCCCCGCCGGATAGAAGTGCAGAGGCCTTCTGCCTTGAGGAGCAGTTTGCGCTGGTTATCCTGCGCTTCAGCCAGTTTGCCCCGCATAGCGGCGCGTTCGAGGTTTAGACTCATGATGGGTGGATCTCCACTTTTTTATCCTTCCGCATGATCGGGCAGAAGAGGTTGGCGTCGATACGCTCTCTCACCTGGGTCATGGTCTGGGTGGAGAGTATGATGATGTCTTGTAACCCCTCCGCCACCTTCTCGTAGTTGATCACCAGCTTGACGTTCTCCTCGTACATCTTGAGGGCAGCTTCGTGACGTTTCTCCATGCTCCGGGAGAGTAGCCCCATGACCACCCAGGGGCCGAACACGATGGCCGTAACGATGGAGCCGATGGGCCAAGTACCTACCTTGGCCATGATGGCCGATATTGCCGTCAAGGCTGCGATCTGATCAGGTGTCACTAGCTCCTCCAGTAGGTTAGAAGTTCAAACGATTCTTGGCACTTTACGCACCTGGTGCAGCCTGCCGACGCCTTGCGCCTCGCCTCGGGTATCTCTTCCCCGCATTCGTTGCAGTGAGACAAGCTCTCACCGGCAGGCTGATAGTTCAGCCGCTGCGCCAACGCGCTGGTCAGGATGCGCTCGTAACTCTCCTGCGCCATGTCTATCTCATCTGCCACCGCGGCATTCCTCCAGCGCGTTCAAAAGGTTTTCGTTATCCGAATGCAGCACGTCCAGGTCGCTTTTTTTTATAGAGACCGTGGCCCCGCCATCAACCACCACCAAGCGCCGCGCGCACCCGATCGTGCTGATCAGCGTGATAAGCAGCGAGAGCTGCAGGATCTCCCTTGCCAAGCGCTTTGCGGTAGTTCTGGATATTCGCTTCATGGTTCGCTCCTTTCTGCCGCTCCTGGTACGCCTTGACCCCCTCGATGATGATCGGGAGCAGGTAGGCCAGAAGCGACAGGATCGAGGTGGCAAGAGAGGCTGTCACCGGTCTGCTGCGGGGGGAGCGGCCGG